AGCATTTCCTCCTACTGATTCTAATATCCCTGCCCCTGTGAATATCCGAGTAACTCCTCCAAAAAGTGGAGGGAATAGTCTTGTTCCTTGATTTTTATATTCTAATCGAGGATTAGCTCGTTGTAAACCAACTTGTTTGGCTAAAAATAAAATCCCTTTAGTAGCTGTTTGAAGAGTTGTATCCTTTATATCAGTTATTTTGGAAATATTGCTTAATCCAGTAATAAATTTACCTATACGAATCACATCTTTTACAGAAGCTAATGTAGCATTAGTTAATCCTCCTCTAATAAATCCATCATCAAATGGTAGGAATTGTTCTGCTTTTGTAGGAATTGATGGTCTATTTACAAAAGATTTATTATAATACTGAGCAAGATTAGACCAATTATTATCTAGATTTGAAAAAGGCATTTATATTATTTATTTAAAAATTAGTATCTACCGTCTCTTGGTCCTTTATTTTTATATGTTCCTCCGTTTATAGCTGGATAAAATGGATTACCTCCAGTATTTAATGAAGATGGTTGAACAAATACTGTGAATCTTCCAGTACCATATTTTCTTCCTGAAAGTAAATCTTGAGATGATTGTAAAGCATTGTTTGAAGATAATGCTTGAATGTCTGAAGTTGATTTTTGAGATATATTTTCAAAATTAATTCCAGGTAATCCTTGTAAACCTAATCTACTAAAAACTAATCTTTTTTCAAGTAAAAATCCAGTTCCAGTAGCAGATGTGAAAGTAGCACTTTGTTGAGTAGAACCACCACTACCAACAACATTAACATATTGTTCTGGTGTAGTTCCATTTAAGTCTAAGCCAGATGGAGCTATTCTAACTCTATTACGATTATTACCGTATGTTCTTCCTATTTGTAAATCTTGAGAAGAAATTAAAGTATTATTATTTGTTAATGCTTGAATATTAGATGAAGTTTTTTGTCCTTCATTTTCAAAAGTAGGACCAGAGTTTCCTTTTAAACTTAAAGTTCCACTGTTTTTTAATTTGTCGAATAATGCCATAATATTATTGTTTTATATAAATATGTTAAATTAATACTATCCGCAATATTATGGATAGTTAGGATTTGAATTTGTTAAACTTTGTTGTGTACTAAATTTAGCTACACTTTCATTACCAATATTTAATTGAAGTGGTCTAACGTATAAAGCTTCTACCATATCTTGGTATTTTTTATCATCTTCTTTCCTTTTAGCTGCCTCTGCTTTAGCACGTTCATCAGATTTTTCCATAGAACTAAATATACTTGTAGTTAAACCAACTAAAGCTCCTATACCTGCACCTACAGGACCACCTACCATAAAACCCATACCAGCCATTCCTGCCATAGAGCCAAGTCCTGATACTACTTCTTTACCTGTACCTTCCTTCATAGATCCTGCCGCCATGTTTAATCCCATTCCTGCCACTCCTAATCCTATTCCTCCTCCCATTCTGCTCATAAATCCTCCTCCACCAACTGCTCCACCTCCCCCTACCATTCCTGCTTTTTGGGCATAATTTGTAGCTGCTTGTCCATATAATTTTGTACCATTAGCATTAATAACAGGATTACCTTTAGTTCCTAAAGCAGCTCCACCACCTCCCATCATCATACCTCCTCCTCCTCCTCCTCCTCCCATTCTAGTCATACTAATGTCTTTAGTAATCATAGGATTAACAAAAGTACCTTTTAATAATCTAAAAGACATTAAAGCTAAAGGTAATCCTAACAAAGCAGCTCCTAAAGCATTACCTAATCCACCTCCTGTTATTTTTCCAAATCTTTCTATTATTCCTACAACATAACCTAAAACTTTTTCCATCATATGAGCAAATTTTCCCATTGGACCTGCCATAATTTTATTAAGAACATCTTTCAACTTATCCATTATATTTTTTTGCTCATCTGCTAAACTTTTTCTTTCAAGTTCTTGCTCGATAACGTCAGACATTTCTATCTTGTTTTGTTTAGCAAACTTTAATTGCTCTTCAGCTGATGCTGTTACTTTATCTCCTAATGCTGCTTGAAATTGTTGTTTACGAAGCATTTCACTCATATCCTTAACATTCAATCCAAAAGCATCAGCATATGCTTTTCTTTGGATAACATTCATTTGTTCAAATTCATGAATATTACCTACTTCAGAAACTATTTCTTTAGTTAATTTAGCTGTATCTCCACTTAATGCCGCAGATCTTGCCTTTTCTAAATTAATAGCTTTACCTGTTAGTAATTCTGCTTTAAGTTCATTTTCTATTGATGATTCAAAGTTAAGTAATGATTCACCTGCTTGATCAGCTTGTTCTAAAGATAAACCTAATCTATCAGCTTGCATTACTGCTTCTGTTATGGCTTTAACATTACCTTTAAATTTAATATAAATGTCTGAACTTATATTAGCTACTTTATCTAATACTTTTTGATATGCTATACCTCCACCATATTGTAATTTTTGAGCTCCAGCTGTTGCTAAAATTGTTTTTTTAATATCATCAGATGTGCCTTTATTTACTTGTCCTAATTCTTCTAATTTAGCTGCTGATTCAGCACTTAATCCATAATAATGAGTTAATTTAGCAAATGACTCAGCACTTTCATCAGAGAAAGTAACTGATGTCCCTAAAGCTTCATTTAATTGAGTTTGTGCCTCAAATAATCGTTTAGTAGTAACAAAAGAATCATGTTGGGTTTGAGCATAAGCTGCTGAACGTTCATAGAGTTTTTCTGTTTGTTCTCTATTTAAAGCTAATGTTCGACCTGTTTTAACTAAAATCGCGTCATATTCTAAAGCTGAATTATATAATTTTTTAAAAGCAATTACTGTTAATCCTATTAAAAATAAAGGATCACTAAATGCTTTAAACAATCCAGATGCTAATGGTCCTATCGCGGCGCCCATAACTTTCATTTTACCTCCTATTCCTAAAGCATGCCCATTCGCCTCCATAAGTCCTTTAGCCATATTAGTGGCGGAAATAGATGCATCTTCAAATATATGATCTACACCATGTAAACCTAATTTATTAGTTAATTCAGCTGTGGATTTTAATAAAGCTCCAGTTAAACCAACATTTTTATTGAGATTTTTTTGGTAATCAACTCTACGAGCTACTAGTTCTAAAGTTTTTTCTTCAAGTTTAAATCCATCTTTTAAACCTCTTAAAAGTGATTGTTGTTTTTCACCTAAACTTCTAAAAGCTTTATTTCGTAGATCTATTTTATTATTACCAAAAACTTGCTGTTTTAGATCTTCAGCTGTTAGTTTTAAGTTTGTTAATGATAAAGATGCTTTAGTTCTTAATTTTTCTAATTCTTTTTCAGACAATTTACCCATTTCCTCAGAATCATTAAGAAGATCTTCAGTAATATTTCTTAAAATTCCATACTGCTTACTTGCTTCTTTCTGATAATTTATCTGACCGGCTAATTCTTTATTTATTTCTACTAAAAGATTACGTTGATCTCTAGCTAAATTTGCCTCGTTTTGTAAATAGGCGTTAATAGCTGCTAACTCGGCTGTAGTATAATTAGGATATGGCATTTAAATTTTAAGTTTATATCGCATATAAATATGAAGAGCACCTATTTTTTAGGCGCTCTTGCTGTAGATACAAAATCTGGTACTATTGGTGGTTCCTTTGGTCTTTTATTTGGTTCATTATTAGATGATTTATTAAATTTATGATCCATCATTTCTTGTTGGTGTTGGTGGGTTTCATTTATTTTATGAATATAATAACGTCTATATCTTATAGGCATATTATATGCTTCATCATGAGTAAATCCACCATTACTATGATAACATAATGTAAATATTTCATCTAAAATTATTTTTTTATAGTCCGGCGTCAGGCCAAAAAAAGCTGACACCAATTGGTAAATCAACGCCCTCCACTACGTCTCCATTAGCTTTAGTCACATCAATTTTCATGTCTACATCTGGCATTATTTTGTTGATAAAGTCACGCAATGCTCTAATATCCCTAGCTAATATATTATCTACAAATTCTCTAATAGAAGCTGTATCTCTATCTCCATCAACCGCTATAATAGTATGTTTTAAACGAGTTGTAACATCATATGAACCTTGTGAATTAACCCTAGATAATCCTTTAATTTCTTTTTCAATCTTATTTTCATCACCATGACTTAATAACTTAAAAGTTATATTAACTTTAGAAAAAGGTAATTGAAAATTAAATTCATTTGTGCCTGGAGTGAATAATGATTCATCAATTTCTTTTTCTTTTAATGTTGTTAAATCTACTGTTGCTTTTTCTGATGTTCCTGTTTTAGGATCAGTAAGTATAAAATCGTAATCTTTACCATATCCTAAGATACGAGCAGCGATTAAAATAGCATTTTTATCTCCATTTAGCAATTCATTAAAATCAATAGGTGTAATAATCATTGATTGTAGTAATTTATCAATAACTGTTCCTTGTTTAATGTAGTTAGAATTAGAGAGAATATCTTCTTCTTTTGCTGTCATATACTTCATCTCAATAGTACCTTTTGATAATGGTGATTCTAAGGGGTAGATTAAACCTTTTGAAGGTAAGTCAATTTGTTCTGTGGGAAATTTGTGTTTTGATTCCATAACGTTTTATAATTTGTTTTATATATATAAATATACAAAGATAAAGGAAACCGTCCAAATGGACGGTTCTCTTATTAATATAATTTATTGACTAGTAGTTCAAGATACAATAATCCATAGCAATTGTAGTATTAATACTTACATAAGCTTCATTTGCCCAATCAAATTCACCAAAGTTAGCTTCTTTAACATAAGCACCTTTGATAATCCATTCTCCTACTACATCACCAACTGGTCCTAAGATATCTAAACGTAAATCTTTTTTATAGAAATCACTATATCCATCTCTACCTGTTACTGATTCGTGAGCTAAACGAGCCCATTCCATTACTGCTTGAGCACCACTTGGAGTTACGGGATCGTAAAGTTCTAAAGTCATATCATTCCATCTAACTTTACCTTTTACTTTACGATAAACGTTGATATGATCTAATATGATTTCACCTGCGTTAAATGATGGTGATGATGCCTTCTTAATCATATAAGTTGGAATACCATCAATATACATTATGAAACGATTTTGAACCTTTGGCTCAAAAGCGGTGAACATTATTTCGGTTGGGTCTAATACTGCCATGTTATTATTTGTTTAATATAAATATTAATAATTTATTTCTTTGTAACTGGATTTACTACTGTAGCTGGATTTTCTTTAGCTCCAACAGCTGGTTTTTCTAAAGCTACTTTACCTAAAGCATCTAAATATCTTTTAGCTAATTTAAAGTTATTATCTGTTTTCAAACTATCTCCTATGTTTGGTTTTGTTGCAGCTATATAATCCATCATTTTCAAGACTATTTTTGCAAAATCAGATTTATTAGTTATTTTACTAGTTAGTAAATTCATTGATGATTTTATTCCAGATACAGCTTTATCAGCATCAATTTCTTCTTTTAGTTTTTTATTTTTCATTTATAGTTTTTTATTAAATTAAGCTCCGAATTCTACTCCAGTAGGTAAAATGTTGAAATCTAATAAGATAAATTCAGCTGTTCTTGTTGGTTGTAAATAAATTTGACCTACTAATTGATTTCTATCGATTACATCTGGTGTGTTATTTGTTTCATCCATTACTACTTTGAACGCGTATAAACCTTGACGTTGTTGTACTGATTCTAAATATGGAGTAACTTGAGATAAGAATCTATTTCTTGTTATAGTTGTATTTTGTTCAAATATTAATGTTTTAGCTACATTACCAATATAACGTTTTAAGCTAATTAATAATCTACGAACATTAATTCTATCTAAAGCACTTGCTTTTTGTTGTAATGTTTTTTGACCAAATGCTGTAACACCTACATTAGGGAAAGTAGCAATTGGATTTACTTTTGCAGCATATAAAGTATCACGATTTGATGGAGATAATTTTCTTTCTGCTTGAATTACACCACCTAATCCACCACGATTTAAACCTGCAGGAGCAAACCATTCAGCACTTACATTATCATTAAATGCATAAACACCAGCCATAATTGTTGAAGCAGGTACCCAAACTAATTTACCAGTTTCTTGAGATACTACTTGAACCCAAGGCCAGTATGAACCAGCATAGTTAGTATCTAAACCAGCGGCTTGGTTTGTTGGAGTTAATAATGTAGCATTATATCCAACTAAATCCATTATATAAAAATAATCACCTCTTTCTTCAGCATTAGTTACAAAACTAGTTACTGTAGATGAGTGAAAGTTTTTAGTTATACCTGGAGTTACTAGTAACTCATAATCATATTCATCTTTATTATTCAATATATTACTAGCTGTAGTGTAGTTAGCAACTGGTAGACCTTGAGATATTGTAGTAATTTTATTAAATAAAGTATCACCGATATAAGGAATATCATTACCTGTACCACCACCAAATGAACCACCATAAGATCCAGATCCAACAAATGGTATTGATCCTGAATAACTTAATCCATTTAATGGATCTCCTGATCCATTTAAGTTTTGAGCTACACCTCCATTATTATTTAAATAATTTGGAGTTGGTGAAGTTACTGATTTTACTCTTACATATCGACTATTGTTTGGATAATCACCATTAATTTGAATATAATAACCTCCCATATCAGCATCATACTGAAGTGTTTTTGATTGGTTACCAACTACAGCTTCAATATAATTTGGTTGGTTAGGATCTAAAGTAACATTTGCATATGTTTCTAAAGTAACAGGTGTGTTTGTATTATCATCACCACGACGAATCAATAAAGTAAATTTACCACTTCCTGTATTTACATTTCTAATTTCCCATCTTATATTATCTATTGAACCACTTGATAAAGATCCATTACTTAAAATACTTGATGTATTAGAAGTCATTAAACCCCAGTTCAATGTTTCTAGAACAAATGAAGCAGTAGGAACTGATAATGAGCTACCTGATATTAATACACTAGCAGAAGCAGGTACAAATGATCCACTTACTACTCTTGTAACTAAAATACTAGATCCACCTTGGTTAAAGTAGTTATATGCAGTTATTGAAGTTAAAAACTCATAATTAGAACCACTAAGTACAAAAGAACCACCAAACCTATTAATATAATCACTATATGAAGTAACTACAGTAGGAATGTATGGTTGACCTTTTACTGTTGGACCAACTAATGATAAACCAACGGTTACAGGACCTTGGGTAATTTGAGATAAGTCGTTCTCTCTTGAAAGAACTCCTGGGGAAATTAATGTTTCTTGCGCCATGTTTTATTAGATTTTTGTCTATCGATAAATATATAAGATGGGATACAAAACGAGAAATTATATTGATTTTTATAATATGTTGTTTTGTTTTAGAAAACAACCAAATTTAAGACAATATTAAGCTATATAAGTATTACCGGTCACAATACAAGCATCAATATTTGTTTTTTGGATAGGTGTGAGGGCTGTTAAAAACCATTCTTTAGCTAACATCACTTCAAGATGTTCAATGTTTCTTTTTACTCTATCTTTTTTTTCATCATCAATAACTTCAGTAGAAGTATTATTAATTAAGTTTACTGAGTCAAAAGCAGCGTTTACTGAATTTGTGATTTGTTCTGGGGTGATTGTTTGTTCCATTTGTTTATTGTTTATTGTTTATTGTTTAAATATAAATATAATATTTTATATTACCAAATTTATTTTAATTGTTTTAGTGTTTGTTCTATGTGATATTAAGCACTTATGTTAAATGTTTTAAACATGTTGGGCGCTCTAGCTGGTTATTAAAGAAGATTTATTCTTCTTGTTCTTCTTCATCATCATTTGCAGCACCACATGATAAATAATTGCCGTTATTACCTATAAAAACACTAATTGAAATGTTTTTATTTACATCATGTGAGTTGAAACTAAACGGTGTTCCTTCACAGGTGCCATAATCATAACAGTAGTTTTCAATCAATCCAGGACACTCATCTGTATCATCAACGGCATTGAATTTAATATATGTACCATCACATTCTTTTACGGTTATATATACTACTGTATTTGCAGGTATTGTTAATGTACCGTATTGCTCACAATCTTCACTATTAGGACAATTATTAATTGCAGGGTAAGCACCCCACCCATCACAAACTTCTGTACTATAAAAGACGCTGTAACCCGCTAACATATTGTCTGTATATCCTCTTCTACTACGAAGAATAATATTAACAAAACTAGTTTGTTTTGCTATAACTCCTTGTCTTGCTGCTATCATAATATTATGTTAAATTTCCATATAAATACCACTCATTTGTATCTACCTTTACTAAGGAAGCAGCACCATATTGTGTTGAAATTGTATTTAAACTACCTGCACTATTAACTGTAACTGATCCTGCAAATCCAGAATCACCTACTATTTGCACAGTTCCAGTATTACGCATTACAACTGATATTTCTGTTCCTATTGGAAAAGCTACATTCACAGCTAGAGGAACAGTTATTACAAGATTAGTACTAAAATCAGCTTCAATCATTTTACCTTGGTCAGCTAACACAAGTGTATATGTTGTTGTTATACGATTAAATAACAGTGGTGCTACTAATCCACCTTGTACTCTTGCAGAACCACTAACATCTAATTTATAAGCAGGACTTGTTGTTCCTATACCTACATTACCACTTTGACTTACAAATAGTAATGAAGTACTTCCTGCTGATACTTGTAGGGGTACTTGAACTCCTGAACCTGAAATGTTAACTGAACCTGATATGTCTAGTTTTGTATTTGGTGTTGTTGTTCCTATACCTACATTACCTGCTTGAGTAACAGTTACATATCTACTATAAGTAGAACTTGCATCAAAATAATTGATACTAAAAGCAGCTGCTTGAGAATATCCTAAAGACCATGCATTTGTTGTTGATGTATTTTCAAAAACTAATCCACTATAAAAATCTCCAGCACCTACAGCAGTTTGTATTTGACTTCCTTGTTTTAAGAAAATGCCTGAGTTACTTGAGCCTGATATTGATAATTTTTTAGAAGGTAATGTTGTTCCTATACCTACATTACCATTAAATGATGCTGTACCTACAGTTGTTAATGATCCAGTCATTGATACTGATCCAGTGAATTGATGTGTATTGGCTAATAAGCTACCGAAGCGTGTAGAACCAGTTACAAAATCGGTTGATGATGTTATTGTTTGAGCTACTATTGTTTGAGCTGTTAATGTACCTGCTACTGTAAAATTATCAGCATATGATGATGTTGTTGCAGTAGTTGCAAATGATGCTGTTCCAAATAATGAACCTGTTATGCCTGCAGATACATTTAGGGAGCCTGTTATTACTGAGTTATTAAGCGTAATGATGCCATTGCGAGCTACAAATTCAAATGCCATATGTTATACTTTAGTTCACTTTCCCTAAAGTGGGTTTATTATAAATATTATTATTCTACAGATAATTGTGTTATACGATACTGCCTTCCAGTTGGATCATTTGCCTGCAATTCATCAGCTTTAGCTTGTGCTTCAGCTTCATTGTCATATTGATAAATTGGATCTTCTGGTGTTAGTCTTGCAACCCAAATTTGATCGTTACCTGGAATAAATTGCATTTGTACTTCGTATGTCATATTATATATTTTATTAAATGAAAGTGGCTTGGGATTTAATTGTCCATCCTGATGAAGGTAATGTTGTTGTTAATAAAACATTTCCACCACTTAAAGACGCTGTTAAAGCGACATTTAATGTAGTTCCTATGTCATTGGTTGATACATCATTATATTGAATATTAGCTCCATTCCATACAGCCATTACCTGACCTGCTCTAGCGTTTGAACCAGATGCTAAGGTATATTTGTAAAAAGCTGATGTATATGAGCTTGTTGAATTTGTTGATATTGTTTGTGATCCTGATGCTAATGAAGATGTATTTTGGTTTATTATTAATGATTGACTTATTATCAGAGAACCGGTTATAGTAGTATTTCCACTTATATTTGCAGAACCACTAACATTTAGTCTATACCCGGCGTCTGTAGTTGTGCCTAATAATAGATTACCTGCTAACCATGTTGAAGTGGTTGAACTATTGCCTATCCACGTTCTATTAGATCCTATTGCACTAACGCCTACACTTCCACTACCTATAAAAATATTATTACCTCCTGTTGTATTTGCATTTGTACCTGTTCCATATCCTGCTTGGTAGCCAATAGCTGTATTGTATCGTCCTGTGGTATTAGAGTATAATGCATTCACACCAGTAGCAATATTGTAGGTGCCTGTGGTGTTGGAGTATAATGCATTCAGTCCAGTAGCAGTACTACCTGTGCCTGTGGTGTTGGAGTAAAGTGCATTCACACCATTAGCAGTATTTTGTTGTCCAGTGGTGTTTAAATATAATGCTTGATAGCCATTAGCAGTATTGTTGGTACCTGTTGTATTTGAACCTAATGCACTATAACCATTAGCAGTATTTTGTTGTCCAGTGGTGTTGGCGTATAATGCTGAATTACCATTAGCAGTATTGTAAACTCCTGTAGTGTTTGAGCGTAATGCCGCAACTCCATTAGCAGTATTGGCGGTACCTGTGGTGTTGGAGTATAATGCCTCATAGCCATTAGCAGCATTTTGTTGTCCTGTAGTGTTAGAGTATAATGCTGCTACGCCATTAGCAGTATTGTTGTCGCCTGTGGTGTTGGAGTATAATGCTTGATAGCCGTTAGCAGTATTTCGTATGCCTGTAGTGTTGGAATATAATGCTTGAACTCCATTAGCAGTATTGTAATAGCCTGTGGTGTTGGAGCGTAATGCATACATTCCATTAGCAGTATTGTAATAGCCTGTGGTGTTGAAGAATAATGCTACATTTCCATTAGCAGTATTTTGTTGCCCTGTGGTGTTGGAGTATAATGCATACATTCCAGTAGCAGTATTGTTTTGTCCTGTGGTGTTGGCGTATAATGCCCAAACGCCATTAGCAGTATTGTAATAGCCTGTGGTGTTGGAGAATAATGCTACATAGCCGTTAGCAGTATTGTAATTGCCTGTGGTGTTGGCGTTTAATGCTGCATAGCCATTAGCAGTATTGTTTGAACCTATGGTATTGGAGTATAATGCTTGAACACCATTAGCAGTATTTTGTTGTCCTATTTCCCAACCACCAGTCCATTCTTCATCTTCCTCATCATATACATACGGTGTAAATACTGCTGTATTACTGTATAATGCTTGATATCCAGTAGCAGTATTGTAGCTGCCTAGTGTATTAGAATATAATGCATACACCCCATTAGAAGTATTGTATTCTCCTAGTATAGCCTGATCCTCATCAGCTTGGTAATTATAAAATATTGAGTGGCTATTAAGATATAATGCTCGATATCCAGTAGCAGTATTGTAGCTGCCTATGGTGTTAGAATATAATGCTTCATGACCATCAGCAGTGTTGTAGTCGCCTTGGCGAGAAATAAAATCGTCAAAATATGTGTTAAAATATAATGCTTTATAGCCGTTGGCAGTGTTGTAATTGCCTATAGTGTTGGTATATAATGCTGAATATCCATTAGCAGTATTGTCGTTGCCTTCGTTGTTGGAGTATAATGCTTGTGTGCCATTAGCAGTATTGTATTGTCCTGTGGTGTTGGTGTATAATGCTCCATAGCCAGTAGCCGTACTACCTGTTCCTGTAGTATTATCATGTAATGCTCCATAGCCGTTAGCAGTATTGTATTGTCCTGTGGTGTTATAATATAATGCTTGATAGCCGTTAGCAGTATTGTAGTTGCCTGTGGTGTTGGAGAATAATGCAACCATTCCATTAGCAGTATTTTGTTCGCCTGTAGTGTTGGAGTTTAATGCGGCATAGCCATTAGCAGTATTTTGTTGCCCTGTGGTGTTGGCGTATAATGCTGAAGAGCCATTAGCAGTATTTTGTAGCCCTGTGGTGTTGGAGCGTAATGCTTCAAATCCATTAGCAGTATTGTAAACTCCTGTGGTGTTGGAGCGTAATGCTGAAGTTCCATTAGCAGTATTGTTAGTACCTGTGGTGTTGCTTGCTAAAGATTGAGAACCAATAGCAGTATTTGTTGCAATACTTCCTGCTCCTCTACCAACTGTTATTCCATTTATTAGAGCATCACTACCACTAACGTCTAGTTTTTTACCAGGAGTTGTTGTACCTATACCTACATTACCATTACTTCCACTAATAAACATTCTAACAGATCCGCTAGTTTCAAAAGCAAGATTTTGAACATCGTTAGTACCAAGTACAGCTTGTGCACTAAATGAATTACCTCCTTGTACAAAGAAATTACCGGTTAGTGATGATGTAG